CTTGTACTTGTTTTTGATGGACATACGTTGCCCAAACTGCATTCTGTTAGAAGCGTTAAGGGTAAGTATAGTTTTTGCCTTCACGTACACGAGAGGTACGGAAAACTCAGCTATATCTTCAGCATCTGCTATGGCAGCTAATTTCTGCACAGAATCCAAAAGGATTCTTAACTAGCGCCGAATGGACTAGCAGCTTCAACAGCAGGTGTAGCAGCAGCAGCAGCTGGTTTACCTTTGCCTTTTGTTTTATCAAGAACATAATCTGAATTATATTTCTTTTCAAACTCAGGCTTAATAACAGCATCTTTACCAGCAAGTTTCTCTGAACGAGTTTGAGCAGTAACAGCATCTACGAAATGCATAACCTCTGCACTATCTCTAGTGTCAGTTGTATTTACCCATTTACCAGCAGCATTTTTAGCTTGTTTGAATTCACGAACACAACGAACCAATGCAGATACAGGTTTGCCGATCCAACCAGTAACAACTTGAGCTTCAGTCGGAACTTCTTTCTCAGCTTCTTTATCCCATAGTGGAATAGTTTTTGTTTCTGTTGATGGATACTGCTCTGGATTTCCAGTTAGTAATACATCTAATGCGTTCATTTTCGCATAACCTGGTAATGCTTTTTGATTACCTTGCTTGTCAATATAGTAAGGTCTTACACCTTTTTCAGTACCTGATGTAATATACTCACGTACATTCATATTTTGACCATTTTCTGTTTCTAGTTTCACATCAATAAAGTATGCTCCACCTGCAGATTGACCACCATAAGCCATTTTTATAAAGAAGTTATAAACACCTGTGTCTTTAACATAACTTCCACCTAAACTCTCATCTTCAACTTTTACCGTAACGCTTGTATCCAAGCCAGAAAACATTCCTGCCATATAATATCCTTTGTGTCTTTCGACGTATTTAATTTTGGGCATTTTAACGTCTTGCCGTTGACGAATAGGTAGATTGCGAAACTCCGTCACTATTATCGGACCTTGTGTATTTTTTAACTATATGTTACACATCATCGAGTAGTTTGGGAGCTGGTTAAAGTCGTGCTCTGGATTACCTTCCGTCGACTACATCTTATTTTTTATCGTGTAGGTGCCAAACACGAGGCTATATCCCTTTTACTCTTCACAGCAGTTTGGATGTCAATACCATAGTCCCAATTCTGTCTCGTCTGTTTTTAACGTCATCCGTGGATGTCTGACGGCTGTTTTTGTCTGTGCTGACAGCATTGCTAATATGAATCAGCAGCTTCCAATAGTTCGATAACATCATTATCTTTTAACAATGGTGAGCCAAACATTCCCATTGGAGATTTAGCTGACAACGCAATAGTATCTTTTGTCGGTCCAACTAGAAATCCATATGCTGGTAAGCCAGTAGCTTCATCAACATACTTATGAGAATAAGCAACAACTGCGAAATCAGCCTCTATCATTCCTGATATTGAACCTTGTGCATATGCTGTTGTTTTTACTTCCATAGAAGCTTCGTTATAAGATGATTTTTCATGAGTCAAAAAAATGTATGATTTAGAACTTGATTTAGCGAAATGAATCATTTCTTTATACCATTTCTTATAATCACCCCAAGCAGCTCTTGTGTCTGCAGCGGTATCAATTTTTTGAGCAACGAACATATCTAGAGCAAAAGACAGAGTATCAATAACAATAGTATCACACTCTGGATCAGACTCTAGTCCTGCTAGTCCTGGCATGAGATGATCAATAAAATCAATCTTTACCCATTCACGAAATTTATCCATATCACGAAACGCCTTAATAGCTTTTCTATCAAAATCTATATAAACAGTTTTTGTTTTGTCTAGATTTCTTAATGATGTCGTTTTTCCAGAACCTGTTGGCCCTACAACTAATATCATTTTTTTATTCTCCATGAATATCCTTTCCATATTGCTAGTTTTCACCCTCATTGCGGAGGTCGCTCTATATGCCCCGTTAAACAGAACATAATTGTAAGTCATAATCATGTCGGAATCGAACCGACACAGCAAGGCCCAACGCCCTGAGTACTACCAGTTATACTAATGATTGTTATTTGAATATGGCACAGATAAAAATTAAAAAACTCACTGTGCCACAAAAGGAGGTCAATTGCCTACAACAATCTAACTTTTAACGAGGTCTAGCTCGAAAATTTATTCTCTCCAAGCTTACGCCAAAAGTCGATAGCTTTTTGGACTTTTGCAACTCGTTTAGAGTCACGCTCCATATAATTAACTTTAAGTAACTCTTCAAGGTTGTCTTCAAGCAACGATATTCTTCTCATTGCTATGTATGCTGGCACCTCTGGCACCTCTACATCTGTTCCATATAAATATTCATTACTTTTCATTGTTGGTTCCTACCAGTGACATATGTCATATGCAATAATTGTCCATTCGCATAGCACAGTGTTAATTATAAAGAATTTTGTCCAAGACATTAAATATCTTCGGCTCTTCTTCTTTTGATTCTCTTTTTTTCAAGAGAAACTCTTTGATCAACCATCTCTAGCATTTCATCAATGCTTTCGTAGTCTGAGCTTTTTACCATTGCGCTAGTTGTATTCTCACAACCAAAGTCACTTGGTTCATCGGAGTAGATTGTAAAAAATTCATCTCCCCCTATGTGAAAAACACAACAAGGCTTTTGACACATCTTTAGATCGTTAGCTACTTCTCTAAGTAAACTATCTCCTGCTGCATATCCACGACGTCTGTTTACCTCATGTAAACCATCTACATCATACATAACTATCCAGAACTTATCTTCTGATTTAAAAGACTCTCTTACTCTCTGCATGAATTTATGTCGACCATAAAGTCCTGTTACATAATTTCTACTTAGAAAGTCCACTTGACTCCTTAAAAATTCTATTTCTTGTTTCTCAGTCATTGTTATTTTCCTTGTTTGGTTGAGAGAGTAGGACTCGAACCTACAATGCCCGAAGGCGGCAGTCCCAAAAACTGCTGGGTTACCATTACCCTATCTCTCATTATTTGGCTGGGGCGGTTGGATTCGAACCAACGGCGATCACGTTAACAGCATGGTCCATTACCACTCTGGTACACCCCAAAAAAATACAGAGGGAAAAGTCAGCCCTCTGCATATAAAAACATCCATTAGAGGAGATGTCTTCGCACTAAATTAATCATAGTTTGCAACCCGTCAGGTCGCTAAGGATTGATAGCATGTTACGCATAAGGCATGTCCATAAGCATGTATCAGATATAATTTGGATTTACAGTAAATGAAAGCATGCATTTACAAACCAAAGATAGATTATAACACAAGTTAGCTTTGATGTGCTTTACTGTTTTTCTCTCTCAATACTCATCGCAGCCTCTTTTTTATAGACTGATTTGAACACAGTCGAAGCAAGTTCTTTGTCTGGCAATGGCGTAGACAGCTTACTATTGAAGTCTCTAGCTAATAATACGACCTCATCTGAACTGTGTCCATTTTCAAGTAGCATGAATGCATATTTCAATGCAGCGTTATTTCTTCCTGACGTATGGTTCAATAAGAAATACTTCTGAACACTGTCAGCATTTGTGATCTTATCACTCTGAACTTGCATCTCTTCTTGCTTTTTAGTTGCAGGTAAGAAATCATAAACGTCAAGCATCTTGCCTTCATTCATTATTGGTTCAGCTTTATTAGATAACCATTTTCTTGCACAATCAGAAGTTCCATCGTCAACATCAAATGGCATGAAGTCAAATATGTTTTCCATGAACAATTTAAAGTTTTCTCTATCAAGCTTTATTGTGTGACTTAGAGGAATAATAATTCTAAATCTATTTAAAGCAGGAGTAGATCTTTTTGTTTCATACATAAGGTACTGATATTCATCAAGAAGCGACTGAGCAGCTTTTACAGTTGTTCCGCCATCTACATCAATAACACAGAGATTGAATCCCTGAATCAAGTTATCGCTGTTTCTATGACCCTTCTCCCAATTGTTAACTGTGTAATGGAATCCATTTTCACATACCATTGTCGGTAGTTGATTCCATGGTCCAATATGTTCTTCATATCCGTGAGTAATATCACGGCTCCAAGATACAAATACTGCATCAAGAGAAGTTTCTACTAGTCGTTCTGCTTTGAAAAATTCAACACCATCACTGTAAGTTTTTCTTACAACAATTTTGTTTCTGTATCCATGAGCAATTGCTAATGTCATCATCTCTTTTTTCTGATACTCAGAACCTTTATAGAATGGAAGATTCTCAAGTAATTCAACCTGTGTAATCTCTCTGTCTATGTCAGCCATATAGTTAATCAATTTAACATATGATGTTGGTCGTTTAGATATGTCATCAAAACTTTTGTTAGATGATTCAACAAGTGCTATTGCAGCTTTTGCATGATCAACACTGATTTCAGTTTCTTCATCTACAAATGCATATGCACCAGCAAGCTTAACAGCTCTCCAGTATCCATGACCTTTTACAGCCTTCTTAATATCTTCATGACTTCTATATGAATCAGCTTCTTCATCACACTTTTTACGATATGCGATAAACAGCATAGCAACATCTTTTGTCATTGCCATCGTTTGGTTCGAATATCCTACATCTGCTAAGTTCTCATACGTCGACGCTATGGACTGAACTGTCAATTCTGTAGTTGTATCCATTGCAATGTCGTAGAGCTCTTCTGGGGTAAGGTCCATGCCTCCAGACTTATGACTTTCGACATATCCAAAGAATAGTCTACGACCATATCCCTCTTCTAGTAAATTAAAGAAATCTTCTTCAATTTTCCCACCATCAAATAACTTTGATTGTGTACCAAACATAAACAGGTTACTTGGAACAGCTCCATACATTTCTGCATTAGAATCATTCTTGATAAGTTTTTGTTTAGAAAGGCCCATGTCATATGAATTTAACAATTCAACAAGAGCCTCTGAGTTTGCTTGCATAGATGAACCAATCTCTCCAATAATGAAGCTTGTTGCACCTATCTC